CAAAAATATAATTCCATTAATAGGTTAAGTTAAATCCAGTCGCCGTCTTTTTTTAACGTGAATACTTTTTTTAAATTCCAAACACTTGATGCAGCAAAATCACCAAATGGGTCATTAACAGCAACAAATCCTGAACCACCCGCACCGACAACTGCAAAAGAAGGAGTTGCGGGACCATAACCACTGCCTCCACCACCTCCGCCTCTATTAGCGGCTGCATCTGTTGCGTGTAAAGCAGAATGGTCGCCACTTCCATATCCTGTTCCACCAGTTCCTCCTGGACCAGGAGCTCCTCCTTTGTCATTAGGAACTGAAAGACCAGTATCACCTGCTGCTCCACCGCCACCATCTGCGTAAGCTATTGTAGAACCTGTAATAGCAGATGGTACACCTTGTCCACCTCTGCCTCCGATAACATTATCAGGGTTTCCTTTTTGACCTGCTTCACCTGCTCCACCGCCTCCTACAGCACAACCATAGTTATGTGTTGGACTTCTAGAACCCCCACCTGGATAACCTTGATTAGCTGTTCCTGCACCTGCAGCGCTTCCGTCAGGTTTATTACCAACACTATACCAAATACCAGAACCTCCGCCTGAGCCTCCATCTTGTCCAAGCTGACTACCGCCAGCAGAACCACTTGGAGTAGTGTAAGCAAACCTATTACCACCGCTTCCGCCTTTAACAGAAACAATAGGTCCAAAACTTGAATCATTTCCTGGTCTCCAATTTCCATTACCACTAGTTGTTCCTGGTCCACCTCCTCCAACTACAACAGGTACTGTTGAGCCTGCAGTAACACTTAATGCTGGTTCTGCGGAAGCTCCGCCACCAGATGCTGCTCCAGGAACTGAGCTACGAAAACCGCCTGCTCCTCCGCCTCCGCCGATTCTTCCTCCTGCTCCACCACCAGCAACTACTAAATATGTTACTGAAGTTGTTTTAGAAGGTACTACATAGTTTGTACTGCTATTAAAAGATGTTACCTTTGCTGAAAAAACTGGTTCGTGGTCTGCTCCAATTAATTGACCTCTTTGATTTCTTGTAATAGACATAATATTAATCCTCGTTCCATTGTAAATTAGTAGCATCCCAAACATAAGGAGTTTCTGTTACTGGGTCAGTAGTATGGTCAAATGTTCTACCTATCCACCTTTGGTTAGCTTCATCCCATGCTGCATTAGCTCTAAGACCGCCTATATCAACTGTATTTGGAAAAGTAACTGGTGCCTGCCAATCATCGTTTGAATCTAAAGACCAAGATGGGAATGGCTGTAAGTCTATAAACTTATCTTTAGTTGCATCGTAGTAATGAATAGTCCCAGCATATTGTTTTCTAAAATTATGATGATAAGAAGTTTGTTTCCAAGCAACGCCATTTTCTGAATATGGGACAATAGACGCTACAAATGTTTCTGCGTCTGCGTGTAAATCGCCACCATTAGCATCTACATCTTCGTTAGATATTACTACTACTCGTATTACTTTGTTATCGCTGTCAAGTTCTGCAAAGTGAGCCATAATTAAATACCTCCTTATGCATCATCTAAGATTTCACCAGATATTGTGTATTCTAAATCACTATTAGCACTAGCTTGTATTCTTAATAAATCTGTTTCATCTAAATAAATTGATGAATTTTTATCAAGAACTATTAAAGTTGAATCTGCTGGTACTGCAACTGTTGAAGCTATATTGTAATAATTAGAACCATTACTGGTTGATGCTTTTATTGTAACATCGGCTGAGTTTGTTCCGTCTATGTTTGCAATAATTATCGTGTTTACTTTATATAATTTATCAGAAGGTACATCTATTACATCTACTAATGAAGTTGTAACTGACCCATTAATTGTGAATGGTAAAATGGATGTTACATTTACTATATTTACTTGTGCCATATTTTTCTCCTATTTTATCCGAATACAATTGCCATGGCAATGGCTTTACCTGTTGAGGTTTTTGTATCAAGTTGGGTTTGTATATTGGAAGTTACTCCATCACTATAATTAATTTCTGTTGCGGTAGCTGTTACTCCGTCTAATATGTTTAGTTCTGCTGCGGTACTAGTAACACCGTCAAGAATATTAAGTTCTGCTGTTGTGCTAGTAACACCGTCAAGAATATTAAGTTCTGCTGTTGTACTAGTAACACCGTCTAAAATGTTTAACTCTGCAGCAGTGCTTGTAACACCATCTAAAATATTAAGTTCTGCTGCTGTGGATGTAACTGTAGTTCCATTGATAGAAATAGCATCTGTTTCAAGAGTACCATTAACATCCATATTTCCTTCTAAATCTATATCACCATTTACGATTAAATCATCTGTAACTGTTAAATCATCTTCTACTTTTAAATCAACAACATTAAGACTAGCGAAAGCATCTATCATAGCCGCACCAGAACCCGCTCCATCTGAGTAAATTACTTTAGTGTCTCCAGCAGGTATGGTGACGTTAGCTCCACTACCTTGCGAAATAATTATGTTTTGTGAACCAGAAGTGCCGTTTTCTATAAACCAAAGTTTAGATACGGTATTTGGGGTAATAGTGATAGTACAAGCACTATCAAGAGTACCTGTATATTTTAAATAAAGAGAACGTCCAGGGTCAGTAGCCCCATCCGCGATTATTGTGCTATGAGTATCAGCGTTAGTTGTTATTGCTTCTGTGCCATAACTAAAAGCTTCACCAATAAGTTCTAAATTTGTATTAGTACTTGTTCCCCATGTTCCTGATTCATCACCAGTTGCTATTTCTTTTAATCTTAAATCATTTACGTATGTTGCCATTTTTATTCTCCGTTTTTGATTATACCATACTTTTCATGTAATTGTTAAGCAACTTCTTTCCAATTTGGTGTTTGAGTAGTAGATACATTTGAATAACTTGGAGTTTGTGCTGTGTCTACTATACCCCAAATATTTACAATTTGTGTTTCTCCAGTACCAAATATCCCCGTTACATTAACATCTGCATTAGCTTTAGCTGTTTCATCACCTAAAGCTGTTGTTCCTGCTAAACCAGTAACTGATAATATATTAACACTAATTGTACTAACTGTTCCTAAAGAACTTGTAGCACTTAAACCTGTAGGTAATACTGTAGCTCCCGCAGATACTGATTCATCACCAAGAGTTCCTGCTGAAGCGGAACCAGATACACCTGTTACTGCTGCACCTGCTGTTATAGCATTACCTAGTGCTGATGTTCCTACGTTGCCTGAAGCGGAAATGTTAGCTTCAGCAACAACAGCCTCACTACCTAACGCAGATGTTCCTACATTACCTGTAACTGAAACATCTACTGAAGTACCTCCGAAGATATCAGCTCCCCAAGTACTTCTACCCCAACCAGTTGCCATTTAAAATCCTATGCTATTCTTATAATAGCGTTTGATGCATCTGCTGTTGGAAATTGAATAGTAAAATCTCCGTTGGTAGATGTTTTATCTCCACCAAATGCTAAAATAGCAACAGCAGGGTCTCCTGATGCACTATCATTAAATATCATTGCTCCATTAGCGGTTACAGTAGCAGAACTAAATGTTAAATCAGCAAAATCAGTTAAAGCAGTTGTGCCTGATGTTGAAGGGTCAACTCTTGTTAGAGTTCCACCTTTTGCCGAATAATTAGTACCACTAGCTTCATTACTTGTTGTATATGCAGTTGTACTAGCATCTAATGATGCAGAACTTGTATACAGTGCTAATTGAAAAGTGCTACCGCCTGAGTTTTTAAAATTATGTACTCCTTCCAAAAGTTCTTTTTTGAAAGACGTACACATTGCTTGTGTTATTGCCATTACAGCCTCCTTATAATATCAGCCATATCTTTATGACCTTGTTTATCTAATAAACCTGCTACTGTTGACCTATCACTAGCAATAGCTTGTTTCATATATAACAAAACGACTTGTGTCATACTATCTTTAAATGCTCGTGCCTGTGCTTTTACCATAGGGTCTGCATTATCGCTAATACTAATAAGTCTCTCCATTATTCTTTCAGTCCAATATTCTGGACTTAAACCTTTATTTTGGGTAGTCTGTACATTTACATCACCCATTGTTGTTTTTACATCAACACTAAACACTATCTACTCCTCTGGACATTATTTTTATTTGGTCATTCCTAGCTTCATCTCTTACGTTTTTAAACTCACCTAACAGTTTTAATGTTGCTAATGCTTCTTGAAATTTACTTTCGTATAACCCTATAGAATTAGGGTCTTGTTTTAAAAACACAGCTCCTTCTACTAACGAACCATATAACATAGCATTAGGGGCATTTTCAGAAAGCCAACTTTGGTTACTATCTCCTACTGTCGTTAATGAAGCAGGTCTATAATTATAATGAAGCTCTACAGAATAATTACTATCAGGGGTTGGTGCTACTATAAAAGTGTTATCATCAAACTGTGCATAGTAAAGGGGTTTGCTAGTTGTTGCTGCTGCTGGGGTGTAATCTCTTATAAATGAAACTTGTTTTAATAATAAATAAGAATAATTATTACTTCCGTCTATTACAGCTAAACTATAAGGAGATAAAAAATCAGCGGGCGTAGATAAATAAGTATTTCCTGATGAAAGACTTCCTTCAACATTTTTACGAAAAACAGGTAATTCAACTGATTTTAATATACGTTCTTCTGTTGTTTGAATAAACGTATCTAATGTACTTGTAAAAGTCGATTCGGTACTGTCTAAATAATTTTGTATTGCGGTTTTTAACCCACTATATGTAAATCCTGCCATTATGTTATACTCACTGTTACGTCACCGAGTGCTCCAGTTATTTCTTGTCCTTCTAGTGTACTACCTATTGGGTCACTTTTAAAAGTCATTCCTGCAGCAGAAGCGTTATTTGTTATTACAACACCTAATTGAGCTTTAGGTAATTTAACTTCTGGTCTTGGTTTCCAAAGAGCTTCTGCATCAGCTCCTATATTAGGTGGGTCTGATTGTGGGTGTTTAGGCTCGTAACATTCTTCACATACTCTAGTATTGTCCCAAGTCGTTTTTGCAGTTTTATAAGGATAAGCAAAACCACATGTGTCACAAATAAATTTAGCAAATTTACCAGAAGCGTAACTCATTATATATACTCATGTTTAGGTACTATTTTCAACGGAGACCTATCCTCGTCGTATTTAAGAGCGTTTAATAAATCTTGTTCGTATTGTTGTTTTATAATAGGTAGTTTTTGTGTGTTCTTTTTTAAACATAAATAATAAGCTAACCCTGAAGCTAAACAAGGCATAAACCTGCTCGGTATGTCTATATCTTGTACTGACGCGTCTGCGTCTTCTATTCTACGCCAAACATAGTAAATGAGTTTGTCTGTTGAGTTCTCTGGTGTTGGATAAAGATGAATTACTGGTGTTTTTAATCG